TATAAATTTAACTTTAGAGTTAATTATTTGATTATGCTTAGAACTCTCGTTATATAACTTAGTTAAGTAATCTGGATATGTATTTTTATAAGGTCGCTCTGTTCCGTATTCGTACCAGTCGCCTTTTTTTGACTCTTTGAACTGAGGTAACTCATAACCTCCAAAATCTAAAGGAATTAATTTTACGCTCATAATGAAGGATTGTAAACAATGTTAGTATTTGTTGCGTTTGTATGTTGTGTATAAGATGGAGTGTAAGTACTATCTAATAATTTAACTTTTCCCTCTTCTACTTTTGTTAAACCTGACGGGTCTAAGTTTGTAGAGCTAACTTGCTCAAAAACTTCATAAGAATAAAAACCACCTTTTCCTAATATTAAACTACCATTAACAGCATCGTTAACACCCTCAACAAAATTAAATTCATTGTAACGTGTTTTATTAGTGCTTATGTCTGTCATTATAGTATAGTAACTTACTTTAGTTTGGTCGCTAGTAAATTTAAACAAATAATTTGGATTTGTTATTGTACTCAACTCATAAAGTGTTGCTACAAAATTAGTGGTTTGGTTCTTATTTAACACTATCATTTTTTAGACTTTTTCTTTTCTTCAAAAATATGTTCTGCGCCAAGTTGTTTAAGTAGTTTAATATTCTCTTCTTTAACTTCAACTTGAAAGCCTTTAATAAATAATGTGTGACCTAAAAACTCTTTTTTTATCATAACTTAAATTTTTAAAAAAAAGGAGGCGTAATAAAACACCCCCTCTTCCAAACAACAAAGAACTATTTTATGCAATAGTTAAACCAGCTACAACTGACGATTGTACAGCGTAGCAAGGCAATTTCGACTTATCAGTAATTTCAATTTGATACTGATTAGCGTCTCCGAAAGCCTGTCCTGTTTGTGCAACAAGAGACGAACCTTCAGCAAAATTGTCAGCACCTAAAGCCCAGTAAACTCCGTTATTGTCTTTAACAATTACGAAAACTCTTGCCAAAATAGCAAGTTTCAACTCGTTAGACTTTACTGCTGATAATTTATTTATTGTAAAAGCGGCAACATTATCGTAAAATGATGTTCCACCTACAGGGTCAATAGTAGACGTTGAAGTTAACGAACCTGATTCCTTTTTAAGATTGTACTTATAAAAGTTTGTTCCTCCTGCCTGTGTGATAGCAGAAATCTCGTGGTTTGCTAAAGTAAACGCTGTTACATTATCCCTTTCTGATATAAGGATTTCTTCGATGCCTCCGATGCTATCAGAGCAATCTCTAGAAAATCCTGTGGCTAATGGACAACTCATATTAATTTTTTTTTATAACTGTTTGATAATCAAGCAGTTGGGTTAATAAAAGGGAGTTTTTACACTCCCTTAATTCTTATTCTTATACTAAAGCAAATCTAACAATCTCGTCAGGGAACGCAACGTTAACACCTGTTCTAAAAGCCATTGTTACTTTGTAAATTCTATCGTTTTCGTCATACCAACTTCTAACATCGTTCGCCTCTTCGTCTGGTAAATCAACACCTATAAAAACGTTAGACGCTCTCATTAAGTAAATGTTGTTATTTGGAGAACCACCAACAGCAGTTAAACCTGGGTCTGAAACAACTTCAATATTAGGAAAACCAATTAAAGGCATAGACTGAGTCTGTCCTTCTGAAACATAATGAAAATAGTTTCCATCAGCTAACGCTCTTTGGTATAATAAAAACTGAGCTGGAGC